CAAAATGCTTAGTTTAAACGAATTAATAGTTATGATGGGTATCGTAACTACAGACCCATCATTACCAATGGACAAACCAAAACTAGTTGGTGTAAGTCCAATCGAAGCAACTTGTCTTGCAGAGAACGTATATTTTGAATCAAGGAATCAAGGAACTGCTGGTTGGAGTGCAGTTATTTCAGTAACATTAAACAGAGTAAAGGATAGAAGATTTCCTAACACTATCTGTGAGGTTGTTAAACAAGGGCCAACAAGGGAGTCTTGGAAGAAGAATGGAACTTACTATCCTATTAGACACAGATGTCAATTTTCATGGTATTGTGATGGTAAGAAAGATGTAGTGCATAAGAAAGATAAAAAGTTATACAAAGAGATATACAATTTATCTTATGTATCTTTAATCAAAGGTATCAAAATATTAGACATAACAGATGGTGCAACACATTATCATGCAGACTATGTAACACCAGCATGGGCCCAAACTAAAACAAAAACTGTGGAGATCGGTGACCACATATTTTATAGATGGGAAAAGTAATGAACATATTCTATTTACATGAAGACCCTATCCAAAATGCAAAGTGGCATATTGATAAACACGTTGTCAAGATGCCCATTGAGTATGCACAACTTATGTCAACTGCACATAGAATGTTAGATGGGGAAATGTATCTAGGTAAAACTGAAAATAATCGTAACATCAAGAGATGGAGATTAGATGATGAACGAGAAGATATATTATACAAAGCTTCTCATGTCAATCACCCATCTGCAATATGGGTTCGTCAATCCGTAGAGAACTATTATCAGATGTATAGAATCTATATGGCTACACTTGCAGAGTATACATATCGTTATGGTAAAATACATGGTTCAACTAAACCATCAATGTTACTTATAAGACCACCAAAGAATATTCCTAAGATTAAAGGAACACCACTACCTCAATGTATGCCAGATGAGTGTAAGGTAAAACACAATCCTATACTTGCTTATAGAAACTACTATATAGTTGAGAAGAACTCTTTTGCGAGTTGGAAGAATAGGAGTAAACCAGAATGGTACATAGAGAAGGATATTATGAATACATGGGTAGGCGATTAAGAGAAGAAGGCGTTTTTGATGACACTAGAGGTAGATTGTTCGAGATGGACATGGCAGAACTGACTAATGCATACTATAATGTTTTAAAACGTAACAAAGAATTATTAGAAGAAGTAGAAAAATTGAAAGAAGAAAATGCCAACATACACAATAAAAGATAATGATAAAGATGAGTATTTTGATACTATTTGTTCTTGGGGTCAACTTCAAGATTTCTTAGAAGAAAATCCTCATTACCAAAAAGTAATTACTGCACCAGCCATAGTATCTGGTAATGGTGTAAAATCAGATGGTGGTTTTAAAGAAACCATGTCAAGGATTTCAGAAGCACATCCAAACTCACCTCTTGCCGAACGATTTGGTAGTAGTGGTACACATAAGAATATTAAGGTAAAGAACATAGCAAAAAAACATAAACTTATAGATGTTGAAGGTCACAATGTTACAAAACATTATGAAAAAAACAAATCTACAGGCTTATATTAATATAAATACAACTGTATGGAACGCAACATAATATGTTCACAGCTTCCATATAAGGGGTAGATAGTGGTTTCTACGAATTACCACTACTACTCCACTCTCTATATAAGGATATATTATGGCGAAACAAAAAGACATTACTTACAATCAACTTTCCAATGTAAAACCAGTAACCGACAGTCAGAAATTAGTATTTGAATCTTGGAAACAAGGACTAAATCAATTTCTATTTGGTTGTGCTGGAACTGGAAAAACCTTTATTTCATTGTACCTTGCATTGCAAGATGTACTTAAAAATGATACACCATACGATAAAGTTATCGTAGTTCGTTCTCTCATACCTACAAGAGAAATAGGTTTCTTGCCAGGAGATGAAGAAGATAAGGCTGCATTGTATCAAGTACCATATTCTAACATGATGCAGTTTATGTTTGAACAACCAAATGAACAGGCGTTCTCTATGTTATATGATAGGTTGAAAGCACAAGGTAGTTTCTACTTTCTATCAACATCATTCCTTAGAGGATTAACTTTCGACAATAGTATCATCATAGTTGATGAGTGTCAGAATCTAAACTTCCATGAACTTGATACTATTATTACAAGAGTTGGTCAAGACTCCAAGATAGTTTTTTGTGGAGATTTTGGTCAATCAGATTTGACTAGACTCAATGAGAAGAATGGTCTAATGAATTTTCTACAAATTCTACAAGAGATGAAAGAATTTAATTGTACTGAATTTACTATTGGTGATATTGTTCGCTCTGGATTTGTAAGAAGTTATCTAATACAAAAAACTAAACTTGGTATGGGAATAGAATAATTGACAAAAATTTATGTAAAACCATCAAAAGATGGGTGGCCTGAATTTACACAACAAAATCCAGTTAAAGTTAAAGTATTAAATCACCCATCAATGCAAGAGTTGAATCAACATCTTGAAAGAGATATTAAACACGCTGGAGATAGACTACAACAACATACAGCTGCAAAATGTTATATGACTCAATGGGATATGGGTGATCATTATGAAACTTTTAATATACTTGGTAATGCAATTATTGGTTTTGCAGAGTCAATGCCTATGGGAGTTAGTACAAATCAAGATGGATCGCCAGGACAATATAGTTTAAGAATAGAAGATTATTGGAGTTTGATATATACTAAAGGACAAATTACAAAAAAACATAATCATTGGCCTCATGTCTGGAGTTTTACTTATTGTGTTAAAGGTTGTCAAGATTGTGCCCCTCTGGTATTTCCAGATGCAAATAGTTTAGAAATAAAACCACAAGAAGGACAACTTGCAGTATGGCCTGCATGGTTATATCATGAAGTACCAGAACAGAAGTGTGACCATGAAAGAATTATGGCAGTAGGAAACATAGATGTGGACTGGGAAAAAAGTAGAAAACCTGTAACTGAACATAAAATTACACCACCACCTAAAGGGAGCAACGATAATGGACATTAATAAACTACGAGAGGAAATTGAATATGACGAAGGAAGTATTGGAAAGATATATCTTGACCATCTTGGTCTGCCTACTTTTGGGATCGGCCACCTTGTTTTGGAATCAGACCCAGAGTATAAATGGGAAATTGGAACTCTTATCACAAAGGTTAGAGTTGCTGAAGCCTTCGACCAAGACGTTAAATCGGTGCTTAACGACTGCACAATCTTATATGCTGACTTTGATGAGTTGCCAGAAGAAACTCAAAGAATAATTGCGAACATGATGTTCAATATGGGGCGACCAAGATTATCCAAATTTAAGGGCATGAAACGAGGCGTAGATGCCAGAGATTGGAACGCAGCTGCAGATGAGATGGTTGATAGCACTTGGTATAAACAAGTAACTAAAAGAGCAGATCGACTTGTTGTGCGAATGAGGGATGTTGGAAACCTTTGACATACTCTCAACGAGATTGGGAAAGAACAGTAGGGTGGGGTAAAGTTCCACCAGAATATAAAATTAAAGAAAGCGATAAAGATGAAAGAATACATACACAAGACGATAAATCTCCCAGAGATAACAGCAAAAACAGCTGATGGTATTCGTTTATATGAAACACCAGAGGGTAATAAGTATCCATCAATCACTACAGTTCTTTCTGTAAGAAGTAAAAGTGGACTTACTGCATGGAGAAAACGAGTTGGTGAAGATGTTGCAAACTATATTGCACGAACTGCAGCCAATCGTGGTACAGCAGTTCATAATATGTGTGAAGATTGGTTAAACAACATTCCATACAACTGGCCTGAAGATTGGAAGAAACACACTAAGAACTTTTTACCTCATATGTTATTCAAACAATTAGCAGAAAAAGCATTAATTAACATAGACAATATTTATTCTCAAGAGTGTGGACTCTATTCTGATAAATATAGAGTAGCTGGTCGTGTAGACTGTATAGCAGAATACAATGGTGTTCTGTCTATTATCGACTTCAAGACTTCATCAAAAGAACGTACTGATGAATGGAATGAAAGTTACTATATCCAGGCATCTGCCTATGCAGAGATGTTTGAAGAAAGAACAGGAATTAAGATCGACCAAATCGTTATTCTTGTTGTTACAGCAGATGGTGCAGTACAAGAGTTTGTCAAAGATAAGACAGAATACCTACCCTTGCTCCTAGAAACCATCTCATTATGGGAAGAAAAAAATGAAATGGTTACTAGTACTGATCTCCTTGAATCTGTATGATGACGGAACAGCAGATCACTTTTTATTTACAAACATGAAGTATATCTCTTTAACACATTGTCAAGAGACTGCTAAAGTAAATTTAAAATCAATTGAAGCTACTGCAATGAGACAATTTAATGGCCCTGCAAATCTTTTTTGTTTCAGAGAAGATAAATTCAAAGAATATATTAATCAGACACCACCAACAAAAAAACTTGGTATTTAACCTTGACTTTATAAAGAATCTATGTTATAAATATAGTATGGTTTGTTGATACAATCTAAAGACTAGACTGGACATGGGGGCAGTACCCATCACCTCCACCAAAATATATGGGGGTGAAATAGGATCGACAGATAGA